GTTAGTATTAGAGATACTGTACTGTGTGTGAACCACCAGCTTCAAAAGATCCAGCAGCGCCGAGACCCTTACAGATAACTAAATGGTAGTACAATGCAGCACCAAAAATGTGATCTACAACACCATAACGTGTAAGCAAGCCAACACGCGGGCTGAAGTCATTTGGTCCTGTTGTTCTCTGAATCATAACAGGGATGTATGGGCAGTAAACAATACCAGTATCATAATACTCAGGCCCTTTGTAACCTAATAGAGCGTAGTCAATAGCAGCACCGGGGGAGCGACCTTGTCCACCAACATTAGATAATTGAGACTCTGTACGTGTATCACGATAGATCTGGAATCTACCACCAACTGAACCAACCTTAGCAATACCTACAGGGGACGTATTAACGTTACCGTTAACAGGCATCCATGTAAAGTTTGGTAATGTTTCGAGAATAGCACAAATACGTGGTGTTGCGATGATGAAGTTAGCTGCACCACGGCGGTTACGAATAGCAACGCGGTTAGCCTCAACAACTAATCTGTTGAAGAAGTCGCGAGCGCGCTCACCAGACCAACGAGCGTCAGCCTTAGAAGCGTCCCAGATACTATAACCTTGCTGATCACCTGCATTTAAACATGTTTGAATCATTCTCATGATCATTTCACGGTCAATTTCAGCCTGAATTTCATAGCTCATCGCATTTGTTAATTCAGAATCAATATCAATACCGTTCATGTTTTTGAGATCTTGTTCAAGCTCAATTGACCACTTAGCTGCTAATCTACGTGTACCAGCTTCAACAGCTGTTTTCTCGAAGGCTAGAGTCATTTGTGGTATTTTACTTGATAATTCAAACTGACTTAATACTGCAGCAACACCTTGATCTTGTCCTGGTGTTAAGAAGTTAAAGTCGTCTGTTTCAAGACCGGTTAGTTTAGTACTAGAAGTACCTGTAAATGCTGTATTTAGGTAATTATAACCAACTTCCTTACCACCAGCAGCAGCTTGAGGACCACCTACGCTTGCAGATGAAACCGAACCGTCAGATACACCACCACCGTAACCGAGAGCTTGGTCTTCGTATTTGTAACGAAGTGCAAATGCTAACCCTACAGGGCCTGTCATAGGCTGAACACCTACGATTTCATTTGTAATTAGCTCAGGGAAGGTACGACGAATCATAGGTATTAAAACCTTAGGTAGACGTGCATCACCACCTGCGTAGAAGTCACTGTTGCCGACACTACCACCATGTGAGCCAGCATTTACGCTGCCACCATATGATGTGAATGCGCCACCAGTGCCGCCAGTTGTTGTATTCTCAAAGCACCACTTCTCTTGGTTTTCAAGAAGAATAGCGGTGTTTAATAGAGTGTTTTCATTTTCAATTGCAGAAATCTTGTCGGATGTGTATTCCAGTACTGGCTTCCACTTCTCAACAAGTTGTTCAGCTTTTGACTTATCGATGTGTAATAATGTTTCCATATATTTTTGTTATTATTATTTATGTGAATTGTGTAATTTTTTACTTACTGAATAATTGTTGTTAAGGTTTTGAGATGTATTACTTACGAGAAAATTTATTCCCATATCGTTTCATCTCACTCAGATATTCGACAACACCACCGCTTGATTGCGATGGCTGTGAAGTGACTATACTTTCATTAATGCTAGAATACTCAAGTTCAGGTCTGTCAACAACAGACTCAACTAAACGTTTCTGAACTACTTCATCTCTATGAAGTTCTTCTTGCATACGGGTTTCCTTCTCGAACATCTCAACTACGTACTGGTAATTTTCGTTGATATAGTCAGCCGTTTTACCTTTAAGTAAGCGCTTAACATAACGTTTTGTGCTTTCATCAAGGGTTTTTGTTTTGTTCTCAAGCAATAGAGCAGATTCCACCTCACCTAAACGCTGGCTTAGGGATGTATTCTTTTCTACGGCTTCATTTAGTTCTTTCTGAAGTGACGTTATCGTCTCCTTCCCATCAATTAAAGCTTCTTTAATCTCGC